TATAATAGGACCAAAAGCCAAGGCTAGTAAAAAAACATTTAATGCTCTAAAAAGAGTACTAACTGCTGCAGAAGCAAATTTTACAGCACCTCCAAAAGTTCTTGCTGCTACAGAAGCAACTTTTAATCTTGTGGTTTGTGTGGATAGTGCAGCATTAGCAGCGCTAACTCTTTGGGCTTGAACAGTTAAGTCATTATTAATGGCTTTAATTTGTCTTTCATATTCGACAAAAGCTTTTGCATCTGGAGCAGATAATTTCTGTCCTGATTGAATTTTTGAACGTAGAGAGTCTGATTGCTTAAGCAGGTTAGCTTGTGTTTTTTGTAAAGAAGTTAATTGAGCTTTTTGAGCATCTCTATATTTTAATAAACTTTCTGCACCTAAATTGCCTGAGGCAGCTAAAGTATTTAAACTTTTAGCTTGATTACTTATTTCATCTGTTGCAGGTCTTAAAGCAGGAGCAATACCTTTAATAGTTGTTTGAAAATCTTTCATACCTTGAGCAGAAGCATTTACAACTTTTGAAGAATCGCCAAACTTTTTAGCAAAGTTTTCTCCTCTTGCAGCTAGAGAGTCAAACCCTGCACTGATAGCCATTAATCCAGAAGCTGCAGCTTGTCTAGCAACAAAAGCAAATACAGACACAGCCCCAGTCATATCTTTAGTAAAAAAGTCTATTAAAGGAGTAAGTTCTTCCGCTAGTAAAAATCCTATATTGTGTCCTAAGTCTTGTAACGTAGCACTTAATCGATTTAAACTTTTTTGTGCAGAAGGCACACTAGTATCGATTTCACTAAATTTTCTATTGCCTTCTTCGATAATTGCATTAACAAAAGCTTGTCTACGTTCAAACTCTGTAAGATCACTTGCTGCCTTTCCTATCTCTTTAGCGTACTTTCTGGTTGCAGGATCAAGTTTTGTAAAGATACCTAGTTCGTCTAAAAGTTCAGGCTCAAGCTTTGCTGCACCTCTAGTAAGTCTTTCAAAAGCATCTGATAAGTTTCTACCTAACGCAATAGATACCTTAGTAGAAATATTACCAAGTTCTTGAATTTGTTTAGTGTTGAATCCTGTAGAAAGAGCAAGGTTAGTCTTCTCTGCTACTTCTCCTAAAGATATTTGCCCTTGTGTTATATCTTGTAGAGTTCTAAGAATTTGAGTTCCATTCTCACCTACTTTAGCGGCAAGAGTTTGAGTTCCTCTAATAATGTTCTCAACTTGTGCAGCTCTATTTAATGCTGAAAAAGCTTGTTGTAATGCAAAAACAGTAGCCGCAGCACCTGCATAGGCTCCTACGAGCCCACCAAGTCCTGCGGCTTGTGCGGAGAACTGTCTTCCTGCGGATGCAGAAGACTGCCCTAATCTAGTTGTATTTCTATTTAATCTATCAGAACCCTTAGCGCTAGAGTCGGCAGACGCACCAATTTTACGAAGAGCAGCATTTAAAGCAGTAATATCTTTAGTTGCTCGCTTTGTACCAGTGGATTTAACATTAAGATTAATGTTAGTATTTATATTGCCTGCCAATCATTTTCTACCTTTACTTTTAGATTTTTGCTGTTGTTCTTTTTGTTTTCTAGAATAGTGTTCAGAAGTTTCTTGAACTAACACTGATAATAAAGTTAAAAACAACATTTCATCTTGAACTTCGTGAATGTCCATAAATGTTCTAAGACCAGAATAATCTTTTCCTAACCATGTGCCACTCATACCAGCAACACTATCAGGTAAAAGATTAAATATTGCTAATGCAATTTGACTCTCATAAGCTAAATCTGAATAGTCTATAGGTATTTCTGACTCTATAGGCGTAGTCCCCATTTGCTCACACATCATAAAATATTGCTCTTTGGTTATCCCACCAGTTTGCAATGTTTCTGATATGTAACGTCTTAGTTTTTTACTTGTGAGTCCGTTTTTTCTTTCTCAAAGACTTCAAAATCGTTCTGACAATCTGTGATAAATTGATCAAAGATAGTAGAGTTTCTTAATAGCTCTAATGCGTCTTCTTCTGAATAAGGAACTTCTTGATCCAAATTAGCCCCTGAAGTTTCAATAGGCATTAGTCTTGCTAATTCTCTGATTGTAAGACCTCTCCAACCTCTAACAACTTCTCTAGCGTACTCTTCGAGGAACTTTTCGTTATCTACTTCTTCCTCTCTTTGGCGAGAACGTTTGTTAAATTTAATAGTTAAAGATCTATTTCTAATTTTAGTTAATTTTTCTCTGTTTAAATAAGTTAAGCTAACAAAGAAGTTGTCACTATCTGGAAATTCTACTTCCACAACTTTTTCGTTAATCATTAAGTTTTTAATCATACTCATAGGATTTTTCCCCTCTATATTAAGTTAAAAAGAGACAGCTATTCGATCTAACGTACAACAAGTGAGGGGTTATTTGTTGCTTGCTAAGAATAGCTGTCTCCTAGTGATAATAAATTCATGAACCCCTCAACTATCATGAATTTTTATTAGTTATTAGCTAGTTGAGCTAACAAACATTGTGAATTCATCACCACAAGTAGCATCAGTTTCTTGTGCTAAGAAGTCAACTGTAATACCCACAACATCATCAATTGAATGCGATGGGAAGTCAAACTGAACAGATGGCATATTAATAGCTACATATGGAGCTGTTGTGCCACCAATTTGTAAGTTAGCGCTTGCACCTGTTGTTTTAACTGAAGAATTTGCAACAATGTCTTTCAAGAACTCAGCTGACTGGTTTGCTCCTGCACGTAAGTATGCAGTAAAGTTACCTGTCACTGTTTTAGAACCTGTAAACTGACCGATTGGAGAGTTCAAGGAAGCTAATTCTTCTGGAGTTAGATAAGAAGCGTTGTTGTTGTATCCCCAACTTAAACCAGTAACAGGGAACGTATACGCTTTTGACTCTCCAGAAGCAGAAGAAGTAACTGCAATAGAACTTAGTCTGTTCTTGATAAAGGCTGATGTTACATCACTGCCAGCTACTTTAGAAATACCAAATGGGTGGTAAGATTGAGTATCTGAACCACCTACCGTAGTAGAGCTATTAGCTGCTGCAGTAGATCCGCTGTTTAAGGTTCCTCCGAATACTGAAATAGCTTCATCTCTTGTAGCACCAGTTAATTCATAAAGGTTAGTACCGAAACCACTCCAAGAAGTAGTTGCAATAGAATCAATAGCTGCATCAATAGAACCTTCGTTCACTGCTGCTTGACCAACTTGATATACCACGTTATCTACTTTAAAGTACAGTGAGTACTCTTTCATAGTTGGGAAGTTAGAGCTGTGTGCAGATACGTTAGCATTAGAAGCAGCTACAACATCCGCGTTATCAGCAAAACCTCTGTGACCAAGGTGGAAAATACCATTATTTTCCCACGCACTTGTTTCAGCACCGCTTGCAGCAGGTGCAGTATTTGAAAGCATAGATTGCCATAAGAACCAGTCTGCTAAAGGCTTAGAATTACCAGTGGCTGAATCTGCGCCATCTGTAGTAATCATACCTGTAGGGCGAACATAAGTGCTCATGCTCCATTCCACAGGGTTAATTGCAGTATTGAATCTTTGAGTAGCTCTATCAGGAGTGTTGCCTGATTCTAAAGTAGTAATATCTTGGTTAGTAGCACTCTGGTTAAAAGCATAACCAGCTAAAACTTCTACTCTCCAAGTGTTATCAGGCGTCATTGAAGCAGATACGCCTCCGCCATTTAAGTCAATAGTTGACCAAAAAACTTCAGTATTTCTCTGAAGGTTGATTTGTGTATTAGGACCGCAATTGGGCATTTATTATCTCCTTATAAGGTGACTTCATAACGAACTTGTACTTGTAATTCTACAATTCCATAGGGGGTTAGAAGTCCTTCATCTGTGTTTATAGACGTTAGTGTTAAGTCTAATATTTCGTTAGTTGTTGGTAAACTATAAATAATATGTTCAATATCTTGTGTGATATTATTTATATGTTCATTCACTAATTCATCTTCTTCGTCGTAAATATAACATCTTAACATTACGGGAAGTAAGGAATTAATTTTAATATTTCCAAGAACACCACTATTATAATCTCTAGTCTCTGCTCCTGGAACTACATAAATTGAGGGAAAGTCATTAATTTCTTCTAATGGCTTAAAGCCTCTATATACATTTTCATGTACGCTAGTTTTAAATACATAGCCGCCAAAAGGTGAGGCAGTACCATCTATTAACATCAAATTATCAATTAATGTTTTTACTATATCTCGTCTTTGAGACATTTTTCCACCTAACTTTATAAGAGTATAACATAGGAAAATAACTACGGCAATTTAATTTTTTTAAACTTAAGCACGTATCAGGTTAAACTGACGAGAGTAAAGTTTTTGTGTTATATCTCTTATACTACCTTCAATTAAATTTTCAACTTCGTAACCGTAATCTTCTAAAGAATAATATAGAGGCAACGAATAATAATTAATTATAGAGTTTTTATAATTAACTTGAGCTATTTCTAAATTTTCAACAAATCTGCCAGACCTAGTAGTAAGAGTAGGAGGTTTTGCTCTACCTGATTTTTTCATTCTACTAAGAACTTCTATCTGAAGCAAGGAGGTTAGTTGAGCAGCAGAGGCAAATCTTCCTTTTCTAACTTTAGAAGTAATTGCTAAATTAGTAGCTAATACTTTTGCTGTTCTCTTATTTAAAGTATTAAGAAGAGCTGTGCCATCTATTCCAAAATTTAAAGGGATGGAACCTCCGCTAGGAACACTAATAGTTGCGTTTGAGAATGTTAAAGAGTTTATTATAGATTTTAAATCTTCTGGACGTTTTAAAATAGCATTTAGAGTAGTTCTACCTTTTACTCTAAAAGCTCCATCTAAATCTTCTTCAATTACTCCTATAGCGTTTTGTTCTAATTTACGTCTAGTTTCCTCTAAAAGTTTATTTTCAAAGGAACTACTTAAAAAGAAAGAGTAAGTGCCTGCTCTACCTTGTTTTCTAGTTATATCTTTATTAGTAAATTTTAATCCTATAAAAGTTTGAAAAAAATTTAAAGTTTTACCAGAAGAAGGATCTTTAATATTTATTTGAGCTGTTAGATTTGTAACCTTATTAGTAATTAATTTACCAAAAGGACCGTCCATGAATTTTTTAAATTTCTTAGAATCACTCATAACTCTATTATAGGCATTTTTAATAATAGCTTTACCTCTATTACCTCCTACTACCTTATAAATTTCATCTTGTAAGTTTTTTAAATCTTTTTGGGTATAATTACCATCTACTTCAATTTTTAAAGATTCAAATAGTTGATTAATACGAGCTACTTTTTCCTTACTATTTGTCATTCCAAGTTCAACAAGTTCAGTCAATAGAGTTCTTTGTCTTTCGATATAGTCTGTGTCTATCTGACCTATAGGGTTTAGAGAGGCAGTAGCTGTAGTAACTTTTAGAGTTCCTCGTTGACTTCCTTTAAATCCTGAGCCTCCTAGAAGAGCTCCAGTAGCTTTTGCTTCAATATCTATTTCTCCAACTCCCATAGATTCACTTATCATTTTGTTTAAAGAAGCTATAGTGGGAGAATTTTTACCTTCTACTTGTGCAATTACAGAAGCTACATTTCTAACAGGAACTCCAACTATATCAGCCTTTCCACTTCGTGTAGTAGCTTCTTTAGAAGTTTTAAAAATTCCTTTAGTAATTCGTTCACCTACTACTCCTTTTTGAACAGAAGGACTTCTATATCCCGTAGCTTTCATTGCCTGTTCTAGTTTTTTTCCATCCATAAATGCAAGTACAGAAATCATTACATAGGCAACCTATATAAGTTAAGAACACGTCTAACTTGAGGTGGAAATCCATCTAAACTTAAATCGTGAGAAGATGAATTATCTCCTTGTAAAGAAACACTTTTAGCACCTTCTCTACCTTTATAGAGTATTTTAATCATTTCTAGTGATGCAAGTTTTAAATCATTAGGTACAGAGCTATATCCTCCATTGTAACTAACTCTAACACCGTTAGTAAAATTATTAAATTTTCTAGGATTAAAAAATCCTAAACTTGGAGTCCCACTTCCTCTTCCTGTATCAAAACTCACTTCTCCAGTATCAGGATACCATATATACTCATTTACTTTTCTAGAAAAATCACTAATATCTATTTTATTTGCGCCCTCATTAAAAGGAAGTAATAGTTTTGTATTTTCGTCAGAAGATGCTGCTTGTAAAGAATTATTAAAATTAGAGGAATATTCTGCCGCCCAAGAAACTTTAACATCATCCATATATCCCGTAAAATTTTTAGTATCCGTTTGAGATATTTGTCCTATGCTTACTGCTGAAGATAAAGTAGGCATACTATTAGAATGAGATACAGCACTTCCTACTTGAGTGCCGTTTTGGTATAATCTTAATTCTGCATCATCTTTTACTAAAGCTACGTGAGTAAAAGTATTAAGAGAAAGAGTATTACCTGAAATATAAGCAGTTTCCACATTAGAAGATTTAGCACTAAAAAATACTCCACCAGTACTATCATAAGAAAGCTGCCAATTGTTTTCGTTATCATCGTTTCTGGAAATAAATACTGAATTATTTAATGTAGAAGGTCGAACATAGGCTTCTAGTGTAAAAGGCTCTGATCCAAAATTAAAATCTTCAGAACTTGGAATACTTAGATAATCTCCTGTAGCAGAGAGTTGTAAACTAGAAATACCAAACTTCTTTACTCTTTTGCTAGTTTTAGCGTTACCATACACATTTACTGTATGAGAAGATCCTTCTACTTCTATTTGCTGTCCTAAAGACCCAGGACCTCCTAAAGTAGTATAAGAGTTACCTGTATAGTGAGAGACTTCATGTACCGAGTTAATAGGAGGATTTTTAATAAATACAGAAGAAACTCCTCCATTAAAATATTCTGTATAGTTATTAGAAGAAATTGCTCTTCCACAATAAGATTCTATTAAACTAGAGACATACGAATTAATAGATCTCAGTCTGCCGTCTTCAGCATCATTATCTAGTTTTATTTTTAAAAACTCTTTAATTTCTAATAGAGTCACTAACATTTATTGTCTCCTAAATAAAAAAGGGGAATGGGGCTGGGAGCCCGCATCCCCTTTTCTTCTTAATTATAAGAAGTTACTGATTATTCAGCACCACTTAGTACGTTTACAGCATACGCGTAAGAAGAGCTGAGTGCAGCTGATGCCTCTGTTGTAAGAGCTTTCATGTCATAACGTGTTGACATGTAGAGTGCTGTAACTTGACGATCTGGTAAGTAATCGCTTTCTACTTCCATAGAACGACGCTCACCAATCAAGAAGCCAGGTTTATAAACCATAGTAGCAAGTACGCGGTTGTTTGCTGTTCCTGATACAGAATCAATAAACTCAGAAATCTGAATTGGAATACCGTAGATTGCTCCGATAGAACCTGTTAAGTAAGTAGCTTGTGGGCCGAACTTATCAACAGTTTGGAAATCTGGCTCAGTTACAAAGCTGTTATAGCCTTCTACTGATGTAAGAAGTACTAGCTGGTCGCCCATTGCTAGACCGTACTTACCCATTGCTGCACGAGCAGACGCTACAGTAGCAGCATTAGCTTTTGCAGTGTTAGCAGACGCTCCAGTTAACCCTACGCCTCTGTAGATGTTTAGAGCAGTTACTGCTCCTGCGTGGTTTACGATACCTGTGATAGGAGAAGCAACTCCTCCGATTCCAGTAGCGCCACCAGCAGACATAGATTCAGTTGCGTCGAATCCTGTCAGACCTCCGTTACCACGAAGCAATACTTTATCCGTAAAGCGAGCTAAACGACGTGTAGCTGCTGAACGTAAAAAGTCTACTAATGGAAGTAACGTATCTTCTTCTTCGTCTTTTGCAATGTGAGTTTTTACCATAAATTTGTGAGGTGTTAACTCTACGCTCTTTAAAACGTGCTGATTTGTTGTAGGCACGTAGGTGTTAGTGTCGGTAGCATAAGTACCAGACTCAAACTGTGCGATTGCGTCATCTGTATCTTCACTTGCAACAGGTACTGAGAACTGTTTTGCATTTACCTCGATACGATTGAAAAGAGGAGCAACAACAAGTTGTTGTCTCATTTCTTCATACACGTTTGTTGAGAATGCACTTTCAAATGCATCTACAGAACCACCTTGTACTACGTCTTTCATACGCATACCATATTTGGTGCTTAAAGGATCTTTACGCATAGCTTTTGCTAAAAAGTAAGCGTTAGAAAGGTCTTTTTGAGAGAACTGCTCGGTTCTACGAGTGTTTTCTTGATAAACCATTTTACTAGTAGTAAAGGAATCAATTTGCTCACGATAAGCTTTCATTTGACCTTTTAACTCTGCAAGCTCTTCAGCTAGACGAGAGTCTTCATGGTTTTCATTGTTAGCTTTAATTTTAGCTTCTGACTCTTCCATAATTTTGTCACCAGTCTTTTGAACTAGTTTTGCTACTTCTGGCTCAGAAACGTGATTAGAAACTTTTTTCTCTTCAACAACCTGAGTGTCTGCAGCTTTTTTTGTATCAACAGTGATGGGATCACCAATATCTTGAGTTGCCATCTCATTATTCTCCTTATTTTCGGTAATATAACCGTATAGCTTTAGTGCGAAATCTCTATCTTCTTCCTGTGGAAGTTTGATAAGTGCTTTAATTGTATTAACAAACCGTTTTGCTAATGTATAGTGAGTATCACTCCAAGTTCCTGATTCCATGCTTTTTAGATTTAACAGGTTATTAAGAGTTGTTTGATACTGATCATTATTTTTAATTTTTTCTTCTTGTTTTAATTCAAAAAGATTAAATTCGGAAGCTTTAACAAGTTCAGAGAAATCAGATTTAATAGCATCTCTGTCTTTATCTGTTAAAGACTTACTTTCACTATGATCGATAAGTTCTATATCGAATTTAGTAGAAAGATCCCAAGCATTAACTACAGATAGATTTTCTGCATTAATCTTAATAGTATTATCGCTTGAAACCCCGTTAATGTCAACTTCTTTAAATATGAAATATGGGGATTCGGCGGTAGCAATTTTTGAAATTTTATAACGATTGCCTTTCATTCTTACAAAATCACCGTTTGCTAATTCAGCAGTCTCGGTGCTTAGCATATTATAGAAAGGAATTGGCGTATTTGGATCTTCATAAGATCCTTCTGCTTCTACTGCTTCTTTTTCTTCTTCTATCTCAAGTTCTTTTTCTTCGATAGATGAATCCTCAGAAGCTTGTACTGAAGCTTCTATTACAGTCTCTTCAATCTCTAAGGATTCTTCAACTGCCGTTTCTTCGGTTTCTTTTTCTTCCAAAACTTCTTCCTCCTCTTTTATGAATTGAGACTTAAAGGACTCAAAACTTTCTTCTGATTCAAAGCTCTTTCTGATACTAAATAAAGATTCTTGATTAGCAGGAACGCTTACTACGCTAATTTCTAATAACTCTAAATCTTTAATCATAAAAGTATCTGAAGACCTATCATAGTCTGCATCTTTTACTCTAAAACCTACACTAAAGCTTTTTAAAGCTCCATCTTCAATTAAAGATTGAACTCCATGAAGCTTTTCTGCAGCACTAGAAACTGAGGCTTCTACAAAAATACCTTTTTTATCTACTCTTACGGTATCAGATTTTCCAATAGGTTTACTGTGATCGTGTTGATAGAGTAAAACAGGATTTTTTCTGTAGTTCTCTATTCCTTTAACCCAAGCTTCAGATAAAACTATATCTCCCGTTCTATCTTTAGAAGTAGTATTAGCATAACCAGCTATTTTAAATGGTTTGTTACTACTATCTGCTTTTGATTTAATTTCTATATTATCACTATTGATATAAAATTTTTTATCAGTCATTTGTTGGCTCCGTTGTAGGCATATCCACTATATCATCTGATGAAGGTCTACCGCCCAACTCTGGACTAGTGGCACTTCCTGTAATATTCTGAGGTATGCGAATTTCTGAAGTAGTATCTAACCCTAATTTAGGGAAATTGAGTTTTTCTCTAGCTTCATCTGGTGTAATTATACCAGCATTAACTAGCGAACTAAAATATTGCGCTTGAGATTTTAAATCTGGCTGTAACGCAGGAATAGATACTAATTCGGG